TGTTAACATTGCTTACCCTGAATTCTGGGTTTCAGCTCAATAATTTGTCTAACATTTAAAATCAGAAAGATATAATATTATGGCGTGTTCAATTACATCAGGATTCCAGTTGGGTTGTCGTGACAATACCGGTGGTATCAAAAATATTTACATCTTATCTGGTTCGATCTCAAGCATTTCAGGATCACAAGGTTTAATCACCTCGATCTCTGGTTCAGGTACTTTCTATCAATTCCAATTATTTAGACAAACCTCTAATTATAGCGAAGAAATAGTTGCAACTCCTGAAAATGGTACAGTAGTTTACAACCAAACTTGTAACGCTGTATTCTTCAAAATGCAAACTGCGACTCGCAACCAAGTAAGAGTGTTAGCACAAAACCCTAACTTAGCTATCATTGTTGAAACCAACAACGGTAGTGAAACAGGAGCCGCTCGTTGGTTCTTGATGGGCCAAGTAAACGGAGCTCAATTGTTGAGCGGTACCAGCCAAACTGGAACTGCGTTCAGTGATTTGAACGGTTACAACTTGGTATTCTCAGGTAACGAGCCTAACCCTGCTTCAGAGGTTAGTGGTTCAGCTACTTCCTTCACTGGTTCTTTAAGTGGTATTACAATTACCTCTTACTCAACTACTATCTAATCTTTAAAAACAAACCAAATGGGGGTTGCACGTGAGTGTTAACCCCCTACTTGGTTGAAAGTAAACTATGCTACAGTTAAACGTTTCATCTACTACGAATTCAAGTGCGGTTTACCCTGACATAGCAGCACCTGTTGGAACTACAGCATTAGTTCTTGAATTTACTCAATCCTACGATTATTCCACTAAAGGTAATGTAATTGCTACTTTACTTAATACTCCAGGTCCTACAAATCCTTGGTTAGTATTTCAGGTATCTGGTTCAACACTACCAACAGCCTCAGGTCAATATAATGTTCAGATTTATGAAAATGCAGGTACCGGTATAGCATACCAATGGTACAATGCTAATATGACTTGGAATAATGCTAATTTTTTATGGAGTCAAGGAGTTACTCCTATTAAAGGAATTTTACTTTCAACTGAACGTGCTTTTATTTCAGGCAGCAATGGAGTAGATACAACCACATATTTATTACCAGCAAACGGAGGTAAATACACTACCTATAATTATCCATAATAATGAGTAACAAATATACATTTAAAACCATCCCTCGTTCAAATGGAACTAATCAACGTGTTAGTTTTGTAGAACGCAAGAATCAATTCTACATTAGTTTTGGTGCGGATAATGGTTTTCCAAATAAATTAATCGATTTGATGAATTATTCATCAATTCATGGAACTTGTGTTAACGCCACAGTTGATTCAATTGTTGGTAATGGTTTGACAAGTGATAGACCCGAGACATTAGATTTTGCAAACTTTGAAGGTGAATCATGGAACGATTTGCTTAAAAAAGTAGCTAAAGACTTAAAACTATTTGGTGGGTTTGCTTTGGAAGTAATCTGGTCTAAAGATAGAAGCAAGATTGCTGAAGTATACCACATTGATTTTTCATACTTACGTGCTAAAGAAAAGAACTTTAGAGGTAAAGTACCAGGTTATTACATTTGGGATGAATGGAATGGTGTTAGCGGCTACGTTAATCAATCATTAGAAGATATCCCATTTTTACCTGTATATAACCCGTTGAAAAAAGACGAGGAACCATCTCAAATTTATGTTTACCAAGATTATCGTCCTGGTATGAAATACTATCCAGTACCTGATTATATAGGTGCTTTGAAAGTAATAGAATTAGATGCACAAATTGATAATTTCCACCTTAACAACATTACTAACGGAGTTGTACCATCATTAGCAATCACAACTTTTACAAATGCAAATGATGAAGAAAGAGAAGCAATTGAAATAATGCTTCGTTCACAATATGGTGGAACAGAAAACGCAGGTTCATTAATCTATATGGACTGTGATAGTCCAGAAAATGCACCAGTCATAACCCCTATTGACTCAAACGGAACAGATGTTTATTACACAACTATAAACGACTTAGTAACGCAGAAAATACTTACAGCTCACCGTATTACTTCTCCTATGATGTTAGGTATTAAAACCGAAGGTCAATTAGGTGGTAGAACAGAAACATCAGAAGCTTATTTGTTGTTTACTAATACAGTAGTTAAACCATTCCAGCAAGCAATCTTAGATTGTTTTGATGAAATATTAAAAATTAACTTTGGTAATGATTATATTTTAGGTATTGAACAACTTAAATTATATTCTGATGGTAAAGAAGAAGTTGATGTAGTTACAGGACAAGAAAGTGAAGTAGGAGAAGATAATTTACTTGAGGCACAAATCGAACGTGCTGATAGATTAAATAATCCTAACATCAATCAAGCAGGACAAGAACAACCAATAAACTAAGATAATGACTGACGTACTTATAATTTCAGAAGAAAATTTAAGACAATTTACAGACATCAACAATAATGTTGATTCTAAATTGTTGAAAAATGCGGTGCGAGAAGCACAAGACATTGATATACAAAGATTGCTTGGTACTAAATTGTACGAGGCAATTTTAGCAAAAATTAAAACAAATACCTTAACAGGTGACTATGAGTATTTAGTACTTAGATTTGTACAAAATGCTTTATTATATTTAGCATACTACTATTCTTTAGAAGACATTTATATCCGTCCTCGTAATAACGGTTTGTTGTCTCCTACAGGAGGTGAAAACAGTGAAAAAGTTGACGGTACTTGGTACAACAGAAAACGTGAATCAATTAAAAATAAATCACAATTTTACCAAGAAAGATTAACTAATTATTTAATTCAAAACCAAGGATTATATCCAGAATTGAATGGTAATGTTCAATTACAAGAATTATATCCAGACTTTGGAATACAATATCGTAGTCCTATAGTAATGAGAAGAAACGGAAGAGGAGCACATTATGGACAAGCAGTCGAATGTGGATTGCCTGTTTATGATTCTCGTTATCCTCAATTTCCACAATACCCATACAGGGCTTACATGAACAACGTATCTAATTTTTAATATATAATGGGAAGAAATTTAACTAACCTATTCATCAGTGAATCATTTCAATACTTAATTCAAGTAAGTGGAAGTGAATTACAAACTGGATTAGGTAGCACATTAACAGGTAGTTTATTAATTACCTCATCAAAAGCAGATAACGCTACTTCTGCTTCATTTGCAACAACTGCTTCTTATGTAGCCAGTGTTGTTTCTGCTTCATACGCTGTAACTTCTTCGTATAGTAACACATCTACATCAGCTTCATATGCTGCCACGGCTACAAGTAGTTCTTACGCTATAAACGCTACTAATGCGGTTAGTGCGAGTATTGCTACATCAGCATCATATGCTCTTACAAGTACGAGTGCTTCATATGCTGATAATACTACAAGTGCTTCATATGCTGTCTCAGCGTCACAAGCTCAAAATGCTGTTACTGCTTCATTCGCTTTAAATGTAACACCTATTAACACAGGTTCATTTGTTACTACAGCGTCTATAAGCGATGCAACTACAACTTTCACTAAGGGCGACGGTACTACATTTAGTCTTACAGCTAATAACGTAGTAAACGCTAATAGTGCGAGTGTAGCTACTTCAGCATCATACGCTTTATCATCATCACAAGCTACTAATGCTACTTCAGCATCCTTTGCTACAACAGCATCTTATGTGGCTAATGTAGTATCAGCTTCATATGCTGTAAGTGCTTCTCAAGCACAAAACGCAGTTAGTGCTTCATACGCACCAGCAGCAAATCCATTTCCATTTACTGGTTCAGCGGTTATTACTGGTTCTTTAGTTGTAACTGGTTCTACTATTTTTTATCCTGATACTACTGATGATGAAACTGTAGTGATATCTAAACAAACAAATGGTGGTGCTGTACTTTCAGGAAGAACAAATAGTTGGTTATTCTTAGGAGTTGACCAAAGCAATTTGAGAAATATGATTGTACTTGGTGATTCTACTGGAATTGGATTTTTTGGAAATGCTACAGCTGGTACTACTCCTTATAATTTTTTCAATAGTAATGCCGGAGCTACTTTTAAATTACCCCTAAAAGTTTCAAGTTCATTAACAGTAACAGGTTCAACTACTTCAACTTTAGGATTTACTGGTTCATTACAAGGTACTGCATCATTTGCTATATCTGCTTCACAAGCAATTAGTTCAAGTTTTGCTGTATCAGCTTCTTGGGCACCATCAGTAGCTTCTAATCCATTCCCATTTACTGGTTCAGCTATTATTTCTGGTTCATTAATTGTAACAGGTTCAACTAATTTAAGCAATGGTATTACAGTACCTTATGGAACTGTAGTTACTAATCCAAGTGGTAGAGTATTATTAATTAATCAACACGGTGCCGGAACAAATAATTCAACAGTAGCCCTTGGACAAAATGCTTTAGCTTCTTTAACATCAGCAGATAATAATACTGCCCTTGGTTCTTATGCTTTACAAGGTGTAAACTCAGGTGGAAGCAACGTTGGTGTAGGTACAGGTGCTGGTTTTTATATTGAAGGCGGTAATTCAAATATAGCAATTGGTAATAATTCAGGATTCCAACAAGGTTCAAGAAACGCAAGTAACAACGTTCATATAGGTGAATTATCAGGATTTGGAACTGTAGGAGGTGATAACATAGCAATTGGTAATGATACAAACTATCCAGCAGATGCTAATTCTACGGGTGCTAATACATTTGTTGGTAAAGGTGCGGGTAAGGCATTTTCTAATGGAGGTTCAAGTGTAGGTATAGGATATTTTGCCCTTCAAGGTTCTAATGGTAACAATAATACTGCCCTTGGTTTACAAGCTGGTTTAAATTCTGTGGGTTCTAATAATGTATTTTTAGGATATACAGCAGGACAAAACTATAGTGGAAGTAATACTCTAATAATTCATAACGATTATACTACTGAACCGTTAATTAAAGGTAATTTTAGTTCAAGAACATTAAACATATCAGGTTCAACAAACATTTCAGGTTCATTAACAGTAAATGGAGTAGCTATTACTGGTGGTGGAGGAAGTGGAAGTGCTTTCCCATATACAGGTTCAGCTATTATTTCAGGTTCATTAACAGTAACTGGTTCAACTATTTCAACAGGTGGATTTACAGGTTCATTACAAGGTACAGCTTCATTTGCTGATAGTGCTACTTCAGCATCATACGCCTTAACATCAACAAGTGCTTCATTTGCTACAACAGCATCCTTTGCTACTACATCTATAAGTGCAAGCTATGCTAATACAAGTACTTCAGCATCATACGCTTTAACAGCAACAAGTTCATCATTTGCTACAACAGCATCTTTTGCTTCAAATGTAGGAACATTAACTAATTTAACAGTAACAGGTACAGGTTCATTTAATGGATTTGTAGTGTTATCTCAAGTATCATCCTCATTGAATTTTGCTGATGATACAGCAGCAGCCGCTGGTGGAGTTCCATTAGGCGGATTATATAGAAGTGGAAATTTCATTTTAATAAGACTAACATAATATGAGTATTCAATTACAAAGTAATACAGATTTAACCGGAAGTTTAAATATAACAGGTTCATTAACTCTTAACGGTACACCTGTTGGGACTACAAACACAGGTTCACTATTAGCTACAGCAAGTGTAAGTTTAAATACAATTACATTTACTAAAGGTGATGGTTCAACTTTCCCAATAACTGTAGATACTGGTTCAGGTGGAGGAGGTGGAGGTGCTGCTTATGGTTTCCAAGGTTTAACTTCAGGAAGTATTAACTACACATTCTTGTTTAGTGATACTGGAAGTGGTGCTATACCAATGACTTTCAATCCTAACTCAGGTGGAAAGCAAGTATGGGAAATGACTGAACAATCTGGTTCAATATTTGCCTCATATGATTTAACTTATACAAACGCTAATAATGCTCCTGGTTATATAGGTAATAAAGGAGACATAATATTTGGAGGTGCCCGTCATACCTACGATGGAGGTAATAATGCAGGAGGTACTATCACAATGATAGGAGGTTTGCAAAACAAAATGAGAGGCGGTAATGGACATTATGGTTCAAGTATGATTGGTGGTGCTTACAACTTTATAAACTGGAATTATCAAGGAAATGGTGACAGATATGTTTTAACTGTACTTGGTGGTGAAAGTAATGAAGTAGGAGGAAGTAACTACGGTACTATAGCAGGTGGTCAAGGTAATACAATTAAAGCAGCGGGATTTGCAAACAGTATTTTTGGTGGACAAAACAATACAATTGATAATAATAACTCTTATGGTGCTATAATAGGTGGTAAAGGTAACTTATTAGATTATGATGGTATTTCAACAGGAGTTGGTACTTTATATTCTGGTATTTTTGTAGGTCAAAACAACAAAATATTACCTAACATATCTTATTCAGCTATTATTGGTGGTTACAACATCACAGCATCAGCTCAAAATACAGTATATGTTCCTAATTTTGTAGTATCAGCTTCAGCATTAAGTAATGTTTATCCTTTATCTATATCTTCTCAAACAGCATCTTTAGATTGTTCAACAGGAAATTCATTCACACTTACTCTTGTAAGCGGTTCTACAACATTCTTAAATCCTTCAAACATCCAACCAGGTCAAACAATTAATATAAGAATTACACAACCATCAACAGCTTTTGGTAATATGGCTTTCGGATCATCAATTAAGCAACCATCAGCAAATGTTTATAATCCAACATTAGCAAGTGATGCAGTTGATATATTAACTTTAGTATCAT